CGAGAGACAGGGGGAGGTCGGACTGGAGGACTGACCCGCGCCAGGAAGTAATCCCCCACTCGCCGGTAAGCGCCCACATAGCCGCGTTGCCCAGCGCGACGATGACAGATGGTCGGCAGAGCTCGATTTCCCTGGAAAGGAGCTCAAGAGCCTGGGCAACTGACGGGGCGACGTGCTTATCCCGGACGATGACAAAGCCCGGCTGGATGTCGGCCTTTTTCTGTGCGATGACGGAGCTGACATCACCCCTGGAGGGCCGCTCGCGGAGGAATGCGGTCTGGAAGCAGGAGGACTTCAAAATCCCTGCGTCCTGGAGCATTCGGCCGAGTTCAGCCCCAGGGCCGGAGCCGCAGAAAATCATGCCGGTGTTGATGTCGGCTTCGGACGGGAACTCCCCGACGATCATGATATTGGCCGGGCAAGGCCCGACCGGGCGGAGTGCGGTCGGGAGCATGGTCAGAGTCCTGAGAGAAGGTCAGCGGAGCCGGTGAGCCGCTCGGCACGCTTCAAGCACATGCCGTAGTACGCCGGCACGGCTTCGAGCAGGACGGAGTAGCACTGGCAGTTGGCAGCGGCCTCGAGCAGCGGGCCGGAGCCGGCGAAGGAATCGAGCACACGGTCGCCGGGCTTGACCGACCGCTGGAGTAGGTTCTGGAACAGCGCGACGGGTTTTTGTGCGCCGTGGCCCATGTTTTCGTCGCCGGTGCAGGGGATCACGTCAGGGTAGATGTGGTTGACTTTCTTTCCGCCCTTGATCGCGTAGAGGATGGTTTCGTACTGGCGGCGCGGGCCGTGCTCGGGGCGGGGGACGCGGCCGGAGTTTTGCTTGTACGCGATGAGGGGGGTGCGGAAGACGTCCCAGCCGGCAGCGGTCATCATCCGAGACAGTGCAGGAAAGTTGCCGATATCGCAGAATACATAAGCGTGCGCTTCGGGCTTTGCGACTTGGTAGGCTAGTTGACACCAGCCTGGAGTACGTGTCCCCTCGTCGCCTTCCATCAGCACTTCCCAGGCCTCGTAGCTGTCGTCATACTGGTGCGTCGTCCCGGAGAGCTTGCCCCCAGCGTTGCCGAACTCATCCGCCCCCATGCCGTAAGGCGCGTCGGTAAGGATCACGTCGAACTTGCCGTGATTGGTCGGGTCGGCCATGTAGACCAGGCAGTCCATGTTGAGGATTTCATAAGTCTCCTCAACGGAGGTCCGGCCCATCGCGACAGCGAGCTGCGCAGCCTCGGCGCGGGTTTCCTCCTTCTTCAGGATCTTGAACGCCTCCTGGACGGTCTTCGCAGCGGCGACGGCAGGGTTGTCGAGGTGCTTCGCGACGATGAGTTCCTTGCGGATGGTGTCTTGGTAATAGCCGTCGGCCCGGCCGAGGACTTCCTGGGCAGTGTCGGCGATGGTCTGGGGGGCGACTTGGCTGAGAATTGCCGCGCCCTTCGCCGGGTCGGGGAGCTGGGAAGCTTCGTACCGCACGGCTTGCTTTTGCTCGCTCCGCAGCTCATGCAGCTCCTTCACCGCCGCCGCGTGCTCTTGCCAGGTAAGGTCCATCCGGCGGATGTTTTCGTCGAGTTCGGCCTCCTTGGCTTCCAGCGCGGAGAGCTCCCCCAGATCGGTGAAGGGGATGAGGCCGTCCTCGGCGGTGAAGGTCCGCCCGGAGTAGCGGAAGCTCCCGCCGAGGGCGAAGATGTCGGTGATTGCCTTGAGGCGGGTTTCCCCGGCTACGAGGATCAGAGAGTCGTCTTCGCCACGGCGGAGGACCGGCGGGTGGAGGAGCTGAGTGTTCCTCGCCGGGGACAGCTCGATCGACGCCTTGAGCTCTTCGAGCTTTTGCAGGTTGAATTCGCGGCGCTGACGGTTGGCAGGGATGGTGATGGAGGAAAGCTTGGTAGTGTTCATGACAGCCTCAGAAGGAATAGCCCGGCGTGCGGGCGGTGGGGAGAGCGGGGGCGGGAATGGGCGTGGCGGGGGAAAATACGCCCGTGGCGGGGTGCGCGACGGCCGGGGCGGTATGTACCACGGCGGGCATTTTGCCATTAAGACAATCGCCCATAGGCCGGGTGCTTGGATAACGAGGAGTGCTCACGGGCGAGTGCCTTTCGTGAAAAACGCCCGGACGGGCCGGGCGCTGGGAAACAATTACCGGCGGAGCCTTACGCGTGGCCGACGGCCTTCACCCGCGCGTAGAACTTCTGCGGGTCGTTCTTGTCCTGGTCCTGCTTCACCGTCACACGGGCCATCCGCCCGTCGAGCTGGTGGAAGGAGAAGCCGGAGACGTTGAGATCGACTGCGGCGCGGAGGCGGTTGAGTTCCACGTTCCGGCCCTTGCCCATGTCGAGGCTGCCGGTGTCGGTGATGTCGAGCATGATGTCCTGCGCGACGATGACCTTGTCCCGGCCCAGGAGGTCGCGGACGGCCTGGTCTTCCAGCGCCCAGGTGATCTTGAGCTTCAGTCCAGAGACGCTCGGGTCGTCCTTCTTCTGCCAGGTGGTGAGCTCCTTCTTGTCGATGAAGGCGAGGTACTCGCCGGCGGGGATGGGAGTGGCTTCGGTGGAGCCGACTTCGGTGATGACTTGTTCCAGGAAGGCATTGGGATCGAACATGATGGAGGTTCCTTGAGTGAGAGTAGAGAAAAGTTGGCGGCTGCGAAGTGTTGCATCGGTGGGGCCAGCCGCCGCCCCGAGCCCGATGGAATTAACCTACGGCAGGGCGGGGAGGCTGTCAACCCCCCCTACGCAAGAGGTTTTCTAGTCTATCCACGGCATCCTTGCCTGCGTCACCTTGAACAGAAATTTCCAAAAATGACTCGGAAATAACCTGGTCATCTGGGGCAGAGGAAAACCTGAGCCTCCACTTAACCACACGATGTGCAAGGGCTCGCTGAACCCACTCAGCGTCACCTTCGTAGATAAGTTGCCTTACAACACGAACTTTTGGCATGGTAGCGTCTTTCTGCAGGAATTACTGAAATTTGCCGGTCATCAGGCCGAGAGGGGCCACCGCAAAGGTCTTGGATGCGGTGGCCCGGGCATACCACTTCGAGACAATCGGGGCGAAGTTGGGCGGGAGGTCAGCCTTGATCGGGAGGTTGCGGGTTTTCAGGTCGGCCATCGAGTTGGCGGTGTCCCAGGACCACTTGTCCCCCTGACGGACAGTGTAAATCACGTCGGAGAACATCGGGGGGATTTTCGGCGCGAGCTTAGCCCCGAGGGTGGAAACCATGAGCTTCACGCCGCCGAGGACCGCATCGGTCTCCCGCTCGACGTGGGCCAGGAGGACGAAGGAGCAGCGGCAATCGTCGCAGAGCTTACGGAGGAGTTTTTCCACTTGGTCCTGGGCGATGCCCCAGTCGGGCTGGGACTTGACCGGCTTCCCGCCGACTACCATCGCCATAGAAGCGCGGCCGAGGCCGGTCAGGCCGTCTATGGCGAGGACACGCGAGGCAGGCCAAGCGCCGACCGAGCCGAAGGATTCCCCGGTGCGATCGTCACGGAAGTCCGCCAGGGCCTTGAGGATGGAGATAAATTGATTGTGCTTGCTCCGGTCCGGGTCCATGAGCTTGGACAGGGATTCGAGGGACTGCGTGTTGATGCGGGTGGCTGCGGTGATCATGTCCTCGAAGGAGGAGTCGGGGGCGCGGACTACGTGCCAGTGGAGATTCGGGGGAATGGGCTTGCCGCGGTCGGCGTAGTAGCCCTGGAGAGATTCGACGCCGGATTCGGTGAAGAGGGCGAAGACCTCGATGCCAGTATCGACAAGAGTTCCGAGAGCGTGGGTTTTACCGGTGCCGGCAGGCCCCATGAGGGTGACGTTGAAGCCCTGTGCGGTGTCGGGGAGGCGGGAGAAGTCGCAGAGGGGCTTGAGAGCGGTAGCTGGGGAGTTCATGGAAAAAACCTCTTGAAGTGGGAGTGGTGGGCGTGGAAGTCGTGGAGGAGGACTTCCGGAGGTAGGGCTGCGTTGTACTCAGTTTCAAGTGGGAGGTAAAAGGTCCCCGGCCAGTCGGAAAGCCAACGGCTTGGGCAGCGAGGGCATAGGCCGCGGAGCGGTTGCCAGGGGGTGGTGGAACCGTCAGCTTTGACGACCGGGGCACGCTGGTAGACCTCCCCACAGGAACGGCAGAGCCAGACGAGGGAGGAAGGCTCGAGATAGCCTTCGTGCACGCGGACAGCATGGCGGGGGGTTTCGCCGAGAAAAGCGGTGCCGAGAAAGAAAAGCTGACGGTAGGACATGGCGGGAATCCCGCGTGGATTACACGGGGATAATTAGCGCGGATAACCGGGCGGAGACCTCTTCGAAGGACTCAGTCACGGAATAATACCCACCTTCTTCAGTCGTGAGGTTGGTGCCTGTGCCGCTAATGTCACGCG